AGCTACTAAACCGAGTAGCCCTCTCAGCGTTTGTAGTATCAGTATGAGGGCTTTTTGTCCGAAAGCAAAGCGTATACGTGTTTGGCGTGTCGCTACTTGGCGAGCCTATCCTCAAGCAAAATTTCGTAAATACGGTCCACGCGCGCCTCGATACGCTCAACACGGCCAGCTAAATTATGGCCGCCGTTTCCGTCGGGCTTTAACTCGGATAAATAATACTTAACCATCTTACGGATAAGCCCAGCCCATAGCCCCAAAATGGTACAACCGCCTACGGCTATACCGACTATGAGCTGAGCCTGCTCCATTACTTAGACCCTATGCCTATTTGCTTTTCGCTTGGCTGCAAAGCCTTAATTAGTGGCCCAATAAGACCCGCTATAAAAGCGTTAGCTAATATTTTAGGATCTGTAATACCTGAAATATAAAGCGCACCTACGCAAGATAAAGCCGCACGTACGTAGGACAAGGCCGCCGCCTTGAGCTGCGCGTTAATTTGAGTCCGCCCATGCTATTACGTTAAAAGTAAAAGACGGAGTTACTCCGCCTATCTCATATGAGACTCTTAGCGTATCTGTAAACGGTGTAGTCACTCTAATTACCTCGCGTGAGGCAGCCGTTTTTTGTGTAAACGTCGCGATGGTGTTGTAGTTAGTGCCGTCGGTTGTATCTTGCACTACTAAATCTAAGGTCGGAGCGGTGCCACTAGCCGCCGTTACTTGTAGTTGTAGTACTAATTGCCTTGCCGCTGCGAAACCTGCAACCGCTGAGCCTGCCGCCGTTAAAGTGCGAGCGCCTGAGGCTAAAAGCGTTACCGTGCTTGCAGGTATATTAGCTTGTTGTATGTCACTCATTTTTTTCTCCATCTAGCCCTAATTTGGTTATTAGTGTTTGTGCTTTAATTGAGGATATTTCTACCTCAAAGTGCATTTCGTCCTTACGATTAACATAATCGCCGCCCCATTTAAGACCATATTTTTTAGCAAGCGCACGTATCATAGGTACTTTCTCAGCGGGAAACGTGCCTACCTTGCCGAGTGGGTGAAATGTCGCATTTAGATCTATAGCCGTGCCCGATGAATGACAAGATAATTTTGTAGGATTACCTCTAACCATTCTGTAGGCGTAGCCCCAATCGTCAAAGGTACCCTCGTCTATTGGCTCAATTAGCTCATGAAACTCCGCAGCAAAGGCGGCCAAGAGAGGCCCAACACTCTCGGCGCACCTTAGCTTACGATCCGTACCCTTTACAGGGTAGGACTTTATATTTATTTCAGCAGGATTTTTAGAGGCTGGGTAGCCGTTATAGCTTGTCTCCATTACTCAAAAAGTGCAGCTAAATCATCGGCCGTCAAACCTAGTTTATTAAGCACCGCTTGACGAGCTGCGGCTTTTGTTATTTGCTCAGCTTTTTCCGCGTTTATCCGCTCCTGGCCAGCTTGCCATTCCGCATATTCCTCATCATTCATTTCACGCTCTGTTATTTCACCAGTTAAAACGTCATGGTTTATTACTGTTGGTCTGCTCATTAGTTTACTCCATAAGTTAGTACGGTACCGCTTCCAAATGTTGTACCGACGGCTATAAAAGTAGCCGAAGAAATTACTGCGCTATTTGCATAACGACCAGTAATTAGTGTGGATACGTTTCCATAACCGTCTTGATACCCACCAGTGCAGAAATAAGAAACTCCGCTGGTTTGGTCTGTTGCATTTACAACCATATTACCTTGAAAAAGATTAGTTGTAGTAGCACTGTCGCCCATCCTTGTCATATAACCACTACCCGCGGGTGACCAACCACCATTTGAACTTATCGTTGTATTTATTACCTTAAATTCTTGGCAAGAATATTTATCAGCTGAGTCTCCATTAAATCTTAATTCGACTGTACTATTTGATGCCACTTTTGCTCCACGAAAAACAAATAGTAATTGTTTATATGTGCTTAAACTTGAAATAGTTACGCTTGCTCCAGTCAAAGTTGTTGTTGCTAATAAAGTCATACCACCGCTTGCAGGCGTAGCCCATTTCATGCCGGTTGCCTCGGCGGAGTCTGCGGTTAATACCGTGTTATTAGCTCCCACGGCCAAGCGGCTAAAAGTATCCGCTCCCGTTCCGGGGACTAGATCACCTTTAGCATCGATAGCCGTCGCCATTGAGTTAGTAACTGTTACGGTGCCTGAGGTACCTCCGCCGCTAATACCTACGCCTGCGGTTACTCCCTCAATATCTCCCGTAGCACCTGAGGCTACCCAAGCTGCACCGTCGTAATACCAAAGCCCGTTAGTATCTTTAGTAAACGCAAACTGGCCCTCTTGAGGCGATGTAATTGCAGCGTTACGAGCTGCCGCACTTGCGAAAACGAGTACGCCCTGCATGAGGTAGCCGTTTACGTCACTGGCCGTCAATACCTCACCGGTTGTAAAGGTCTTAAACCCTAGACCAGCTGCCATCTTATGCTCCTTAGTACGCTAGCACGGAGGTATCGAGCACTCCGTATAGTGATGAGTTTAGTATAAAGCCGTCGATAATCGGCTCTAGTGTAGTAAAAGTCGTTTTCCAAGAGTTAGGCGTTACGCGATGCACTACGCCGAAAACCTGTAAAGTCTGTTGGAGGGTTGAGTTACCAGGCTGATTAGTTGTAATTTCTACAGGGTCAAAAAAATCTAAATCAAGAGCGGCGATAATTCCATCGTTATAGTTTGGCGTGTAAAGGTCTAGCTCTATAGCATCGCAGCGGGTCTGCGTATCCTTACGGCTTGCAACGTAGGCCCGTGCGTAATCTAGGGCCGCTTGGTTTGTGTCCATTACTAAATTCTGCTGGTTATACGAATGTACAAAGTACTCCTCTATAGAGGCTGCATCCTCGGCAAGCTGAGCCGTACCGCCTATCTTTGTAATAGAGGCCGAGTTATATACCTGCGTATCGTCTAAACGCCATACGGCGTTAAAATAGGTAATTTCGGTGCCGTCGTCATTAAATAAAACAGGGGGCAAAGCTTGAGACTCTATACAAAATTGCCTATCGTGCAGCTCTACCGATCCTCGGGCATTTATGTATAGAGCGCCATACTCTGAGATAGTAGCCGTTTGTAGAGCTTGTAGAGCCGTGCGAGCCGTACCAGGGTCGGCTTGGAATATCGTGTCTCCATATTGTATTTCTCGCATGGATGGAGGCCAGGCAATTTCATCGAGGATAGCGTTTACCCGCTCGCCCGGTAAGTCACCTGCTGAGGCTAAAGTAATCGTCGATACTTGGCTATTTTGGAAAAGTCTAAAAGCATCGACGGCGGTTATAGTTGTATAAACTACATCGGTCGCCATCTTAGGCGTAGTAGTTGTATAGCTAGTAATAAAGCCGCTAAACATCGGGTACTCGATACCTGCATAAGTGCCCGTAATCTGCACTTTACGCAAAGGTGTTAGGAGGCCATAATAGGGCCCATTTTCGTTCTGGGGATTAAACCAGCCCAGCTGGTCCACAATACGCAGAGTTAGAGTACCTGTTTGAAAAACGTCGGCCTGAGCATTACGTCCTCTAGTAGTTGTAACTCCATCGACTACGTTAGATATATCTACAATTAAAGCCGCTGAGTCTGCTAATACGTTAGTACCTAAAAGCCCACTATCTAAAATCATAGCTTGAGCAAAAGCGGGGCCCGTAGAAAAATTGATAACCGCGTTTATTGTAGGTACGGTCATAGCACGCCAGCCGTCGTAAGCGGATCTCCGCCTCGGTTAAGACGTTGGATAGTATCTTGAATAAGTCCCGCAAATTCGTCCTGAGCCGCTATAGCTCCCGCGTTTATATTTATATTATAGGTTTGAGCGTAACCCATGCCTGAATTCATATAAGGGCTATAGCCTCCTAAATCGGCTTTTTGTGCATCGCTAAGAGAGCCATAAAACTCAGTAGCAGATATATATTCTGGTAAGACGGATGTAGCGGCGGCCGTTTTATCAACGGTGTCTAAAGATAATTTAGGATCTATGACGGGCCCCGTGACAAAAGGCGTTTTCCCTATCATGGTAATACCTGATTTTAGAAAACCTGTAGGTTTTTCGGCAAGGGCATCGCAACCGCCAGCGGTTTTCAATAATGCTAGATATTTTAATAAAGCGGCATAACGAGCATCGTCGGCGGCTTTTTGTGCTTTAGCAATAATATCTATCGTGTCTAGCTCTGCACTTTCGCGTAACTTATTTAACACTAGACCCGCGTTACTTGTTTTACTTAAAGATGCTAAACGGGCTATTTCCGTTAGTTGTATCTGTACGCGCTCGCTATAGCTCTCTTTAGCTGCTAACTCGCCCGCCGCCGTGATAGCTGCGTTATATTTACCGAAAGCAATTTGACGAGCAGCCTCTTTGTCGCTCTCTGCCATCTTGCTATCGTTGATAATCTTAAGCTCTGCTAGTAGCTGAGTGTTAAGCGCGGAGAGAGTTGCCTCGCTAATTTGAGTAACGCCAGCTAGTTTGGCCATGTCGGCGTTTTTCTGAAACGCTGCAAGTTCGCCTATTTTTTGTAGCGCTAAAGTCCCGTTTTCATCCTCGATAGCCATAAGGGCCTCAAGGCGTAGGCGTGTCTCTTTGTCGTAGGTAGCCTGTAGTGCAGCGGCTATAGAGATACGGTTAGTATCAAATACGGCCGCAGCCTTAGATAACGAAAGTTTATTTTTCTCAGCTATGGCGCTTTTCTTTTGTAGCGCTAATAACTCTTTTTGGCGCTTGGCTGCATCAAGCTCAGCCTTAGCTCGAGCCTTAGCGTTAGCGGTCTCCTCAATAGCTTTATATCTTTCGGCCGCTGCTCCGCCATATTGCCGATTTGCTACTACGCCCATAAAGGCCTCGCCGCTTAATTTGTAGCCTAGTTTGGTGATAGCCATACCAAAATCGCCACCGAGTTTAGCTAGAAATACAAAAGGCGTAGCTAGTTGCCCTACTAATTCTACGACCGCGGCTAAAGAGTCTGCAAGGTTATCTACGCTCTCTGTTAGATCCTCGGTCGTTGTATCTCCTGCGAGCCTTGCAAAAGCATCGACTAAAGCGCCTCCTACAGTTTCTTGTAGGTTTCCGTAGGCAATTTGTACCGCTCCGACTTTACCCGCGTAAGTATCTAAACGAGTTGCATTTTGCCCGCTATATTGCTCGGTTAGCTTTTCTTGGATAGTTAAGAAACCCGCAGCGGTTAATTCTGTTTTAGATAGTCCCGTGTTGTATTTGGCTATACCTTTAGTTTGTCCAAGGTAGGCAAGGCTTAAATCTTTAGCGACCTCGGCGGCATCGATGCCAGTACCTGCGGAGATTTCAAGAGCAAGGTTTAGTAAATCTTGAGACTTAGTAAACGAGCCCGTCGTAGAAATTAAGGTCTGAAACGCAGGCCTTAAAACATCGTCGGCGACCGCGGCAGACTTTTCTAGGTCGGCTATAAATCGTGTTATGCGTGTATTCTCAAAGCCAAGCCCTAGATTTTCTACGGCCTTAGTTAAACGTACGGCGGCGGTTTCATCCTCGGCAAAAGCCTTAACGGATTTTTTACCAAATTGCGCTAAAGCCGCAGCGCCAAAAGTAACGCCAAACGCTTTAGCTAAACTCTTTACGCTTTTCTCAAAGCCGCCAATTTGTTTTTGTCCCTTGGCGAGAGCCTTGCCGTCAAAGGTCGTAACGGCATTAACGAATAAATCGGGTAGCTTCATTATGCGGCCTTGTCGTAGCGGCCTTGATTAAAGGCGGCTATTGTGTTTTCTATAGCTCTTACTACCGCTGCCTTAGCTTTACCTTGATCCTCATACCAAGCTCTATAAATCATGCGACCGCGAGAGGCTTGGTCGGGACCATACAAAGGCCCCATACGGCTAATAAAATTAGCGCCAGCTCTAGGGTTATTAGACCGACTCTTTGAGGAGCCGCCCGGGTTTTTACGTCCTGCGGTCTCATAGATAGCTCCACTAGCTGAAGCATTAGCTACGATGTATTGAGAGCTCCATCCCCTGCTATTGCGCTTACTTGGAGCTTGAGAGTAGTAAATCCCCTTACGCGTAGCCTCGGCGTTATACAAAGGGAAAAGGCGACGAGTACTACCGCCTAAAGTGGACTCTCTAAACGCTGAGGTACGAGCGGTAATTTTTTTATCTTTAGCTCCATCGTCCCAGTTGTAAAGCCCACCAGGTGAAGCGGTAGGAGCGTAGTCCCGAGCCTTATCACGGATAGGTATCATCACGCCTTTAATCTCTTTATTCATTTCTTTAAGTAGCTCGGGATCTATTTTACGCAGCGCGCGGATAGTCTCTTTAACGCCGTCCAGGTTTACGGACATTTTTTGACTCCTCCGCTTGCTCGTTTAATACTTTTACTAACATCTTAAACATCTCGGCATCGAGATCGAGTACCGCTTGAGGCGCGATCCCTAACCTAATTGATAGCTGCGCCACCAAATGAGTTAGAGAGTCGCGCCCTAGCTTAAAGGCTCGTCGTCTAGTACCTCGACCTTAACTAACATATCAAGAAACTCGGCGCCAAACATAGGCACCGTAACGCCTGCCGACCTTAGGCACTCATGCGCCAGCCAGTAAACATCGCTTTGTTTCTCATCCAAACGAAAGGCCTTATGAAAGCCTTGCTTTGCGTAAAGCTCAAAGGCGTACTCGATCCGTGGTGTTATCTGATGCTCAGTAACCTCACCGGTAACCCTTGTTATTTTGAGTCGTGCCATTTGTTAGCCCCTTTTCTTTAGTATCAGGTAGTAGTAAGTACGATTGGAGAATTACAGGTAAACGTAATCGACTGGCTGGCAATATCGCCCACGGCGCCGTTAATGTCGGTCGTGTTGTTTACAAGGATCGTAGTCGAATAGAGAGGGTTAGTCGCTGAGACGGCTGCGCTTGTCTGCTTTAGTGTGAGAGGTACAGTTGTACCCCACGCAGCTTGGAGCGTAGAGTTTACGTTAGCTGCCGCGGTATCGCTCAAAAAGTCTAGCGAAATCGTGCTAGTTTCTAAACCTTTTGTATATTTCCGGGATGAGTCGCCCATGCTGGTAACTTCCAGCTCCTCAAAAATTCTATTAATTGTTGCTGAAGTGACGTGATCGCTCAGTACTACAGAGTTAAGAGTTACCACGACACCATTTGACATAAATACGGCCATTTTATTTTACTCCTCGTCCTTATTTGTTGGTGTGTCTTTTGTTTTGTTTTCTTTTTTTGGTGCTTCGGTAATCTGCCCTATCTTAATAAGAAAGGCGATATCCTCGTCTGTTAGGCTCATGCTTAACTCCAGCTCGTTAGTATTTGGATAGTAATATCGGTAGTTAGTAAATCGCCGCTTTGCACGGTTAAAACACTTGGCGCGCTTACGGGGCCAATATTCATAACGATTGGTGAGGCCGCTAATTTTGCATAGACGGCGCACACCATGTCCTCGATACCTTGTAAATTACCTTGGTTATCGTAGAGCGGCACGTTACAAATAATACGAAACGAGGCCATCGGTGAGATATTGGCGTACTCGTTATTACTCGGAGTGATATAAGGGTCGGCCGGAGATACGATAACGCTATTTGCGGTTATAGTCGCCGGTGGAAAACTATAGGTATTCCAAACATTAGTATTAGAAAGGGCCGCAGCTAGTGAGGCTCTAAGAGTTGTAATCGGGGCGGTCATTATCCGACCATGCTATTCGGACTAGCGTATCCGGCAATAAGCCCCCGGATTTTTCCGATCATGCTATTTCCCATTCTGTAAGGGCTGGGACTAAATCCGTCTATAGATACGCCGCCCGTTTGTGAGACTTGGCGAGCTTGGAAAATATCAACCGCCAGGACCATAGCGGCTTCACGTATGGCCGGGGTAGTTGCGTAAGAGTTTGTCTTTGTATCTGCTCCTACGGCTGAGCCGTAAGGGAGTACTCGCGTAAAATTAGCATTAGCGGCTACCTTAGTAAATTGTATAAAGCTATAACCCTTAGGTAAATTAAAGGTGTAAGCATTAAAGGCTATGGATGGAAAACTATTAGTAGTACCGCTTGTATATGGCATAGTGCCCGTTATTGTGTAAGTACCGTTAAAGGTTGAGCCGCATCCACTCAAGGTTACAGAGTCACCCGTACTAAAGATTGCAGGGTTAGCAACCATAATTGTAGCTATATTATTTTGTAGAGTTGTACCGACAACGGGTGCAGAGTCAAACCATAAAAATTGGTTAAGTAAATCTTGGGCAGCTTGGCAGCACGTTTCTACAATATCTGAGGAATATAAATTTTCAATTCCCAAATTTGCACGAAGCTCGGCCTCGGTGACGTACGTTGCTGGCACTTGTTTACTCCTTTACTTAATAGGGCCGGTAGGGCTCAAAGGGCTAAGAGCCCTACCGACTATTAGGGTTATTGCTTAGGTGAAGTTGTAGCGGATAATTCCCTTAGGCATTTTGGCGATAGTTGC